AAAGTTAGGATTACAAAAATGGAACTAATTATACTAGACGATGGTATATATTCTCTTGTCAAAGTGACAAAAGAAATGATGAAACAAATCGAACTCTTTAGTAAAGTAGATTGTTTTGATCTATGCGATATAATAAGATTAAAACTTACCACGTTTAACGAGTTTGTTAATAGACACGTTATGAATGATGGAAGTGGAGATTTTTATGGTTGTATCTGTAGATAATTCACAAGGACTACAAACTTTGGGGTTCTCTTGGAGGTAAAACACATATGATAAACGAAAAGCAAATACATACGACACCTGTTGGAGTTGCAAATTATCCTTACATCTTTAAGGCAGATACGCAATTTGAAAAAGCAGGAGTATTTTCAGTTAAGTTAGTTTTAAACGATGAAGATGCTAAACCAATTATAAAACTTTATGAGGAAACGTTGAAAGCACGTCAGCAAAAAGAAAATACTGACAAGCGATCAGCACATAATCAATACAAAGTTTTAAAAAAAGGTGGTATTGAGTTTAAATTTAAATTGAAAAACAAGGTAACAATGAGAGACGGAACTGACTTCGAGCAAAGACCGAAGATTTTAAATGCCGACAAAACTATTGCACAGGAACAACCCGTGTATAGTGGCAGTAAAATGAAGATCGCCTTTCAAGCTGTGTCTTGGCACAATAACTTACAAGGAGTTGGCGTAACTTTAAGAATGAAAGCCGTACAATTAATTGAAGTTGTTGCAGAGAAGCCAAAATCAAATGGAGAAGAAAAAACTTCTGATTATGATTATGGTTTTAGTGCAGAGAAAGTTTCCAATGTACCTAAACGGAAAAAAGAAGAACCCGTTTCGCAAGAAGCGGACTTCTAGTTATCGTAGTGGGCTTGAAGAAAACGTTATTAATAACTTAAAACAACGTAATGTTAGATTTAAGTATGAACAACGTGTTATAAATTACTTTAAGCCCGCCACGAAACATAAGTATACTCCTGATATAGAATTAGAAAATGGTATACTTATAGAAATAAAAGGTTTTTTTAAAAGAGAAGATAGGAAAAAACATTTATTAGTAAAAGAGCAGAACCCAAAGTTAGACATAAGATTTATTTTTGGAAACTCTAGAAATAAAATTTATAAAGGTTCTAAAACAAGTTATGCTGATTGGTGTCTCAAACACGGATTTGTTTTTGCTGATAAAGTTATACCTACTGATTGGATAACAAGGAAGGATTATGAAAATACAAAGATCAACAGAAGAATGGAATAAAATAGTAAAAGAAAAAGACGACAGAATACTTTTGTTAGAAACAAAGCTAACAAATATGGTAAATAAAAATCGTGCTTTATATTCTCACATTAGAAGTGTTAATGATATCAATGACGCACATAAAAAATTAAATGGAGTGTTGCAGAGAAAATTATCTGAAGCAAATAATAAATTTGAAAAGATGCAACAAGATCGCCTAAACGCAGGAAGACAGGCGGGATATGACGACTAATGATAGTGAGTTTGTTAAACACTTACCGTGTACGACTTGTTCATCTAGTGACGGAATGGCTCTCTACTCTGACGGTCACACTTTTTGTTTCGTGTGCAATACTACTACTAGGGGGACTGATAATAATATGGTGGCTACAAGCAATACTCGGGGAGATTTATTACAAGGCGAAGCGATTAGTTTACCAAAAAGAAAACTTACTTTGGAAACCTGTACGAAATGGGATTACAAAGTTGCACAAGTTAATAATGAGCCTGTTCAAGTAGCAACATATTACGATAAAAAGAAACGACCTGTATTTCAAAAATTAAGATACAAAGATAAACAATTTAAAACACTTGGAGATATAAACCAAGCTACTTTGTACGGACAAAACTTATGGAATGGGGGTGGTAAAATTTTATGTATTTGTGAGGGAGAAATAGACACTTGTAGTTTATCTCAATTATTTAATCATAAATATGCAGTTGTTGGAATACCTAATGGAGTTAACGGGGCAGTTAAGTCGTTAAAGAAGCAGTTAGAATTTATTGAAAGTTATGAATCTGTAATTTTCTTTTTTGACCAAGATGATGCAGGTCAAGAATGTGCTAAAAAATGTGCAGAACTATTATCAGTTGGTAAAGCAAAAATAGCTTCGTTTGATTTAAAAGATGTAAACGAAATGTTAGTACACGGATTAGGTGCTGATGTTATAAAAGCTATGTGGGAAGCGAAGACTTACCGACCTGATGGTGTCGTTGCAGGTGAAGAACTTTGGGAAGTAATTAAAAAAGAAGATGAGAAAGCAACAGCTTTTTATCCATACGAAGGACTAAACAGAAAACTATTTGGTATTAGAAAAAGAGAAATAGTAACAATATGTGGTGGTTCAGGTATTGGTAAGTCGTTAATGACTAAAGAGATTGCTTACTCTTTGATACAAAAAGGTAAAAGGATAGGAATTATATCTCTTGAAGAAAGTTTAAAAAGAACTTGTGAGGGTATATTAGGATTACATTTAAATAAACCTATTCACATAAATAGAGATGATGTTTCTGAAACAGAATTAGAACAAGCATACAAAGAAACAATAGGTAATGGTAATGTATTTTTATATGACCATTGGGGTTCTGTAGAAGAAAACACAATATTAAATAAAATAAAATATTTTGCTAAAGCATTAGATATAGAATATTTATTTATAGATCACATATCAATTATTGTTAGTGGATTAGAAACTAATGATGAAAGAAAAACTATTGATTTATTAATGACAAGATTAAGAGCATTAACTGAACAATTAAATATAGGTGTTATAATTATTTCACATTTAAAAAGACCAGAGGGAAACAAAGATCATACTGATGGTTTAAAAACTTCATTAGGACAATTAAGAGGTAGTGCAAGTATCGCACAATTAAGTGACATTTGTGTTGGTGTAGAAAGATCACTTTCAGATCAAGAGAATGGTAAAAAAACTTTAGTTAGAATTTTAAAAAATAGATTTGCAGGGATTACAGGTATTGGTACAACATTACTATATAATCCAGAAACAGGAAGGTTATTAGAATATGAACAAACCAATAATTTTTGATATAGAAACTAACGGGTTAAATCCCTCGAAGGTACATTGTCTAGTTTTACAAAAAGATGGAGAAGAAATTTCGTTCGTTGGACGGGATATACCGAAAGGTATTGATCTACTTGCTGACAATTTAATCGTGGGACATAACGTAATTAAGTACGACCTTCCTGTACTTAAACGTTTGTATGACTACAATCACAGCCCTGATTTAGTACACGATACTCTATGTTTAAGCCGTCTTATCTACCCTGACATCGCAAATAGCGTAGATTACAAATTGTTAGCAAGTGATCGGATTGAAAGAACATCTGTTGGTAAACATAGTTTAAAAGCTTGGGGTCAAAGATTAAATTTTCATAAAGGAGATTTTGCAGATATAAATACATTTGATATATTTACTCCTGCTATGCTTGAATATTGTATTCAAGATGTCAAACTTACATCATTACTTTATAAAAAATTATTAGAAAAAGGATTTAGTCAAGAAAGTATAGATTTAGAACACGAAGTAGCAAATATTTTAAAACAACAAGAAGAAAAAGGTTTTGCCTTTGATGAAGTAAAAGCAAAAGAATTACACGTTAAATTATTAGGTAGAACTCACGATCTTAAATTAAGTTTAGAAACTAGATTTCCTGATTGGCAAGTTGATTTAGGAGAGTTTGTACCAAAAGTTAATAATAAAAAATTAGGATACAAAAAAGGTGTAGCTGTTAGAAAGTCTAAAACAATAAAGTTTAATCCTTCTAGTCGTCAACACATATCTAATAGACTTATGGAATTAAGAAATTGGAAACCTAAAAAGTTTTCTGAAACAGGATTACCAATAGTTGATGAAGAAACTTTAGGACATTTAGATTATCCCGAAGCAAAAGAACTTAACGAATATTTATTAATTGAAAAAAGATTAGGTATGTTAAGCGATGGTAAAAACGCTTGGTTAAAAGTTGTCCGAAATGGACGAGTGCATACTAATTATATAACGAACATAACAACAGGTAGAATGAGTAGTAGGTCACCTAATTTGCAACAAGTACCTAGTACACATTCGCCTTACGGTAAAGAATGCCGTGAGCTTTTTACTCCCTCTTTAGGTTATGTACTTGTAGGGTGCGATGCGTCAGGTTTGGAGGCTCGATGTCTCGCACACTACATTTATAATTATACAGGTGGTAAAGAGTATGTAGATTTAATTTTAAATGGTGACATACATACCTACAATCAAAAGAATTTAGGTTTAAGTAATAGAAACCTTGCGAAGACAATTCTCTATGCAGTTTTATATGGAGCAAGTGCAAGGAGAGTTATGGAAATATTAGATTGTTCTATGACCGAAGCTAAAAATGTATTAGATAAATTTTATAAAGTATTACCTTTCTTACAAGAAATAAAAGAAGATATATATTGTAAGATAGAAGACAACGGGTACATCAAAGCTATAGATAAAAGAATACTTACAATAAGAAGTGCCCATTCGAGTTTAAATGCTTTGATCCAAAGTTGTGGGGCAATAATTATGAAAAAAGCATTAACTATATTATGGGATAAATTAAAAGATAAAGATGCTTTTGTAATTGCAAACATACACGATGAATTTCAAATAGAAGCAAAACCAAATATAGCCGATGAAGTTGGTAAGTTAGCTGTTGAAAGTATAAAAGAAGCAGGAGAACACTTTAAATTACGAGTACCATTAGGAGCAGAATACCGTGTCGGTAAAAATTGGGCTGAAACCCACTAATTTAAAATGGAGAAAGTGGGCTTCAAATTGTTTATGTAATCAAAGAAAACGTCAAGGTCACGATTGTGGTTTAACAATAGACGAGTTAATTTTATTAACACCAAGTCATTGTCCTTGTTGTGGAACTGTATTAGTACCACAAGGTAAACAAAACAATTCTCCATCAGTAGATAGATTAGACGCAACAAAAGGTTATGAGAAAGATAATATATGGATTATTTGTCATTCTTGTAATGCTAAAAAAGGAAACACAAAAAGCCCAACAGATTTGTATAAGATTGCAGATGCTTGGTGGGCAAAATTAAAGGAAATAAAATGCAAGTTATTATAGTGCTTCACGACAGAGAAGACGACAAAGATAAAATTGAATACAGCATATTTGAAAAATACGGAGATAATGAAAAACCTAGTGATATGATAAATAGTCCTGCTGTTCAAGTTGGTTCTATATTGTCTGGCTTTTTAAAAACTATAGAAAAGCACGGAGCATATTTAGGTTTATTACCTATAATAGAAAGTCAGGAAAAAGATTTTGATGAAGCAGGCTTTCAAAATCCCTCTGCCCAAGTGAAAGCTAATGA